TATAACAAACTACAAAAACTAGAACAAACAGCAAGAGGTTTCTTTTGGGTTCCAGAAGAAGTTTCACTAACCAAAGATGCAAACGATTTTAAAGAAGCAAGCGAAGCAGTAAAACATATTTTTACTAGTAATCTTTTGCGCCAGACCGCACTTGATAGTTTACAAGGTCGCGGCCCTAGTCAGATATTCACTCCTGTTGTAAGTTTGCCTGAATTAGAGGCATTACTCTATAATTGGACATTCTTTGAAACAAACATTCATAGCCGCAGTTATAGTCATATCATACGCAACATTTACAATATACCTAAAGATGTATTCAACACTATCCACGATACTAAAGAAATTGTTGATATGGCAAGCAGCGTTGGTAAGTATTATGATGACTTACATTTGCTAAATTGTAAAGTTGAAGCAGGTGAAAAGGTCAAAGAAAGTGAACACATCAAAGCCATATGGTTAGCACTCAATGCCAGTTATGCACTTGAAGCATTTAGATTTATGGTTTCATTTGCTACAAGTTTAGCAATGGTCGAAAACAAGTTGTTTATCGGTAATGGCAATATCATTAGTTTAATTTTACAAGATGAGTTACTACATAAAGAATGGACTGCTTGGCTCATAAATCAAGTTGTAAAAGAAGATCCAAGATTTGCTAAAGCCAAAGATCAATGCGAAGCAGAAGTTTATCAACTCTATATGGATGTGATCCGTGAAGAAAAAGAATGGGCAGATTACTTATTCAGTAAGGGTAATGTAATTGGACTAAATGCAAATATTCTTAAAGAGTTTGTTGATTACACAGCAAATACAGCCCTAAAAGAAATTGGCATCAAATATCAACAATCTGCACCGAAGATTACGCCAATACCTTGGTTTAATAAACATAGTGAAACAAGCAAGAAACAAACTGCTTTGCAAGAAAACGAAAGCACAAATTACATTATAGGTGTCATGTCAGATAGTTTAAATTATGACGACCTACCTAACCTATAATATATAATAATAACTTAGGGAGTAAAATATGAAAGCCGTAGTATGGTCTAAGGACATGTGTCCTTATTGTGAACAAGCCAAAATGCTATTGAAAAATAAGGGTTATGAAATTGAAGAACGAAAGATTGGCGGTGGATATACTAGAGAACAACTAGTAGAAGCAGTACCTACAGCCAAAACAGTACCTCAGATATTCCTGGATGAACAGTATATAGGGGGATATGATAATTTAAAACTGCATTTCGCCAAAGAAAATTCAAGTGGAGGTTAACATGGATATCGTACAGGGTGAGATTTATACTTTTAAGTTGAACAGCGGGGAAGAACTTATGGCAAAGGTAATGGAAGTACAAGATAATTTCATTATTATTAGCGAACCCGTAAGCATTGGTCCCGGAGCGCAGGGAACGATTGGGTTAGTACCTAGCATGTTCACCTACAATCACCGTGAATTTGTAAAACTAAATACTAATAGTATTTCACTTATCGCACATACCGATGAGACAGTTAAGACCAAGTATATTGAAGCAACAACTGGACTTAAGGTACCCGACAAAAAAGTGATACTAGGATAATATGCCAAATTTAAGTCGTAAGGGAGATAAAAACACAACAGGTGGTAAAATCATACGGGGTGCCGGAACAGTATTTGCTAACGGTATTGCTGTAGGGTTGCATGTTAGTGAGATTACTCCCCACGAACCTTGGGGCAAAAAACCACACCCGCCCCATAAAAATGCAAAGACTACCGAGGGTAGTCCTACAGTTTTCGCAGAAGGAGTGCCTGTACTTAGAGTAACTTCTGGGAATACATGCGGACACAAAATTATAGAAGGTAGTCCGGATGTATTCTGTCCATGAGTGATACAGGTAAGCAAAGCCCATTAGGAGTTAATGTATTAGGATCCTTGCTTAATGATCAAGGATTTTATATTAACCCTACGGCTGCAAGTTACTTTGGCGAAAGTAAAGAAAACGCTCAATATAGTCCGGGCAAGATAGTTAATGATACTTGTCTTAAGTGGTTAACATATGCAGTTAACGATGCCTTTAATAGAGGTCTAGTTGATAATACAACCTATGACAACATGTTGAACATAGGACAAAGTCGTATACCTGCACTAGGTAATAGTCCTCCTCCAACTTATGTTGTCAATGATCCAAGTGGTGTATGGAATGGTCAGGCTACAAGTGGATATGCTATTCCAGGCGACGGTACTGTACCTCCAGTAGACCCTTCTATTACATATCCTGGACAAGGACAGGAAGCGAAATGGCGTCCTTATAGTACAAGTAATCCTAATAAAAGTGTTACACAATGGGGATGGATTCGCTGCCTAGCACTTCAAGCATGGAACGAATTTAATTGGAATAACAATAGTGTCGTGGCATATCCTAAATACAAAGATTTTGTAAACAGCATAATGTCATCTGATACATTTGTAAACTATACAAATGCTGCTATACTTGCTAGCCACAATAGTAAAGAATTCTTGAAGGGCACTTATAGTAACATGGATGATTTAATTAGTGCCGATATATCAGGTGTGAGTTTGTCGAGCAGAGCATTTGGCGAAGATTTAATTAACTTAGGAAAAGCACTAGACTTTACTACACTAAGAACATTTGGATTACCATCTAATTTGTTACGCACACTTAAAACAAACAATGCATTAACACAAAGTTTAAATCTATCACTGATAAGCACTGGCCTATCTCAGCAAGAAATAGATTTAATCATCAATGATTTTAATACTTCAGTATCATTAGAACAGGAACAAAAAATATATAGTGCATACTTGATTATAACAGGATCAGATTTAGTTGATATATTAGTACCATTAAATTGTAGAACAAAAGGATTAACAACACTTGCCGATTTGTTAAATGTCAAAAATATGTTCCCAATCAGTTACAGTACATTGACTGTTCCAATATATAATATATCTCCAGGACCAACTAATAGCAAAACATATTATCTATTGTTTATCAATGGTGCACTAAATCCACAGTTAATATCGCCACCTGTAGTAGCACAAGTCGGTATGCAAATTCCTCCTACACCTCCACCTGTTGTTGAGGTAGAACCTATGGTAGCAATTATGGAAAAAGCAATCATTGAAAAAGTAGTAGCAGGCGAAAGCATTGCTCCAGTATTAGAAACTTACATGCCTGCTATGGAAACAGGCGAAACTAAAATCTCATTTAAAGGTGGCGGTGGTGGTTGCGTAGCACTTGAAAGTTATGTACCATTAGTTGAAGGTAGAAAACATAACGATAAACCTGTAACACAAGCATGGCAACTTGAATCCGGATTTAATATACTGTTGGCAGACAATAAGTTAGATATATCTACAGGAAATATTGCTAAGATATTAGTTGACAAGCAACCATGTGTAAAAATAAAAACTAGCGACGGTGCAAGTTTAGTATGCAGCCATAGTGCAAGAATATTAACAAAAGAAAATGGTTACATGGATGCTACACAATTATTTGGTAAAAGAGTACCAGTATTAAGATACAATAGAACATACAATGAAGGTGCAACTATCATGCATCCAACTGTATTTTGGGATGAAATTGTTTCTATTACAGATGTAGGTGTAAAATATGTACGAGTTATTGATACCGGCGACAATGCATTCTGGGCTGGTGAAAAGCAAGGCTCTTATATATTACACCACAATGTTAGAATTAGTGATGAATTTAAATACGACAAGAATTAATTATGGATGAAGAATTAAATTTTCAACTTCCGCCTTCGGGCTTTGGCGCATACTTGCAAGGTATACTACCAAGTGACCAGTGTACATTAGCAGGTGCGTTTTCTACATCCATGCTACAGATACGAAATGTACAGCAGGTAGATCCGCCACAATTCGCACAGGTAGTGTATAGCAGCGAAAGCACAGTAGAACTACCTTTGATTAACGGCACCAATGTACCTACAGATTTACCATTAGCAAATCAAGCATTGAACAAAACAGCATTAGGTAGTGGTGTTTATGGTTCATATACAATGAGTGATTTCTATGGATGCATGAGCGGATTGTCATATCCTCTTAAAGATATACATCAAGAAATTCTTGATTTACAAACCGCTACATTAGAAACCATTTATAAAAATCTATATTTGGCTGCGCAATGGCAGCAAGCAACAGTAGATGTACAATATACAACATATACTGGTCCGGGGCCAGCGTTTAATACATTCTATCATGTTACAGGTTTAACATTAACAAACAAAGGTGGTGGATATCTAAGAGAAAATAACCCTGCACCATCTATTAGTATAAGCAACGGTGGTACAGCAACATTAACTATGGGAACTGATCCACAAAATATAGGTAGTAACGGCGGAGGACAATATGGCAGAGTAGTATCTGTATCATTAACATCATCCGGCTCAGACACTACTACAATACCTACAGCAACTATAACTGCGCCACCTGGACCGGGTTGGCCAGGTATGAATTCTATTATACAAACTTATATTGATGCAGCCAATGCTGAAATTTATGGTATACAAACAAACAATCCTGCAAACTTTGAAAAAGCAAATTTGTTAAATCAAAATTGGAACATAACAGGTAGAGCATTAAAGATTGAGCAACGCGCAAGATATATTGGTATTGCTCCTGTACCTATTCCATATGATTCAAGATTATCAGAATATCCAACATCACAAATAGTATTTGTTGATTCATTGCCGCAATTAGCACAAAACACTTTCCCACATATGTCAGCACAGACACTTGAAAACATTAGTGACTTAAATTTAACAGGTGGTCAAAGTATTGTTGGTATGATGCGTCAAGAAAGAAATCAACGAAGATTACAAAAAGTTGGTATTGATTTAGATAACAATATAGACAATCAATTAGAAGATCAGCAAAAGAAACTGTTAATGACAAATGGAACATTGCCGGGTGCTGCTGATGGTATTCCTGCACTGCCTGATAAAAATGGCAACAAAACACAGTATACTAATCCTCCGTTCCCGCCATATGTTAAACCAGTAAGTGTATATGATCCTAACATACCAGGACCTCGCATAGCCGGTAATCCAACAAGCCCTATTGTGGGTAAAATACTTGCTAATGACGATAGAGGACCATATAATGATGGCACTGGTCCAGATCCTAATGGACAGGTGCCAGTTATAACTGGGTATGTTCCAGAAGAAGAATTAAAGCCACCAGCATTACCATTACCCGGCCCATATCCAGAAGTAAACATCATACCTCCAGAATTAAACACACTTTCTACATCAAGTACATTACTCCCAAATACTTATGATGTACA